ACAGCGATGTCACAAAAAGAAATAGAAATGGTCAAACACGTTCTGGTTTATATTCTCTGTTTATCCCAATGGAATGGAACTATGAAGGTTTTATTGACGAGTTTGGACGACCCGTGTTTAATACCCCAGGACGAGAGCGTCTTGGACCTGACGGAGAACTAATAGATGTAGGCGTAATAGATCACTGGGACAACGAAGCAGACGGGTTAAAAGACGATCAAGATGCGCTAAACGAGTTTTACAGACAATTTCCAAGAACTGAAGAGCACGCGTTTAGAGATGAAACAAAAAATAGTATATTTAATTTAGTTAAAATATACGAACAAATAGATTACAACGAGGGTAATAGAAGCGCTGGTGTTTTAAACGTTGGCAACTTTCAATGGATTAACGGAGTTAAAGATACTAACGTTATGTTTTATCCAGACCCTAAAGGTAGATTTAAAATTAGTTGGTTTCCATCTATAAATCTACAAAATAGTGTAATAGTAAAAAATGGAATTAAATACCCAGGTAACGAGCATATTGGTGCGTTTGGTTGTGATAGCTACGATATTAGTGGTACTGTGGACGGCCGTGGATCAAAAGGATCACTTCATGGACTAACTAAGTTTTCCATGGAAGACGCTCCACCAAACCACTTTTTTTTAGAATATATAGCTAGACCACAAACCGCTGAAATATTTTTTGAAGATGTATTAATGTCATTAGTTTTTTACGGCATGCCATTACTTGCGGAGAACAATAAACCAAGATTATTGTATTACCTAAAACGTAGAGGTTACAGAGGTTTTAGTATGAATAGACCAGATAAAGTTTGGAATAAACTTTCAGTTGCAGAGAAAGAAGTAGGTGGTATACCTAACTCCAGTGAAGATATAAAACAAGCTCATGCGGCTGCTATTGAAATGTATATTCAAAAGCACGTTGGTTTAATAGATGATTTAAAATATGGTGATATGTATTTTAATGAAACATTAAACGATTGGGCAAAGTTTGACATAAATAAAAGAACAAAGTTTGATGCTGCTATTAGTTCTGGATTAGCAATAATGGCCTGTAACAAGAATCTATACAGACCACACGCAGAAAGAAAAAGAGCAGCTTTAAATTTAAACATAGCTAAATATAACAACGATGGGAAGTTCTCAACGTTAATTAAATAAAAAGTATGTATAACTCAGGAGGAAGTTATTTTCCAAGTCAAGTCATTAGTGACGTAGAGAAAATAAGTTTGGATCACGGTCTTAAGGTAGCTTACGCTATAGAGACTGAGTGGTTTAATAAATCTTATAACGGTAAGTATTATCAAAACGTTAATAGATTTCATGAACTTAGACTTTACGCTAGAGGAGAGCAAAATATTCAAAAGTACAAAGATGAACTATCTATTAACGGTGATTTATCTTATTTAAACTTAGACTGGAAACCAGTACCAATTATTCCTAAATTCGTTGATATTGTAGTAAACGGAATATCTGAAAGAGGTTATAAAGTAAACGCATATTCACAAGATCCTTTTGGCGTTGCTAAAAGAACAGAATACATGAACGTAATGTTAGCTGATATGCTAACTAAAGACTTGGCTAAAACTGCTAAAGATCAGTTCGGTGTAAATGTATCTGAAAATCCTATTGATGAGCTACCAGAAACAAAAGAAGAGTTAGATCTTCACATGCAGTTAACTTACAAGCAGAACATTGAGATAGCTGAAGAGTCTGCAATATCAACACTGCTAGAGGGTAATAGGTTTGAGTTAACAAGAAGAAGATTTTACAAAGACTTAGTTGAGATAGGTATAGGTTGTGTAAAAACTGGTTTTAACGCTTCGCAAGGTGTAACAGTTGATTATGTAGATCCAGCAAATATTGTTTACTCATACACAGAGTCTCCATACTTTGAAGACATATACTACGTAGGTGAGGTTAAAGAAATACCTATAAACGAACTTGTAAGAGAGTTTCCTTTCCTTACAAACGAAGATTTAGAACAAATAAAGAAAACAAAGTCAACGAAATACTCTGCTGCAAAAGGAAACAGTAGATATAATCCTTCTAGCATTGACGAAAACAGAGTTCAAGTTTTATATTTCAATTATAAAACATACATGAACGAAGTTTACAAAATTAAGAAAACAGCAAGTGGAGCTGATAAAGCTATAGAAAAAGATGATACTTTTAAGCCGCCTCCAGGTATTGAAGGTCGTTTTGATAAAATGGAAAGAGCTGTTGAGGTATTATTTGAAGGGGCTAAAATAGTAGGTGGTGATCGTATGCTTCGTTGGGAGCCTGCTAAAAACCAAATGCGACCAAAAAGCGATTACACTAAAGTTAAAATGAATTACCAGATTGTAGCACCTAGAATGTACAAAGGTAAAATTGAAAGTTTAGTAAGCCGCATAACTGGTTTTGCAGATATGATTCAGCTTACACACTTAAAGCTACAGCAAGTTATGTCACGTATGACACCTGATGGTGTTTACCTCGATGCTGATGGTTTAGCAGAAATAGATTTAGGTAACGGAACAAACTACAATCCACAAGAAGCACTAAACATGTTCTTTCAAACTGGTTCTGTTATTGGTAGATCATTCACCTCAGAGGGTGATATGAATCCAGGTAAAATACCTATTCAAGAAATACAGTCAAGCTCTGGTGGTAACAAGCTACAAGCATTAATACAGACTTACAACTACTATTTACAAATGATTCGTGATGTCACCGGGCTTAACGAGGCTAGAGATGGTAGTACTCCAGATAAAAATGCTTTAGTTGGTATTCAAAAATTAGCAGCTGCAAACAGTAACACAGCTACAAGACACGTACTTCAAGCAGGTATGTTCTTAACAGCTGAGGTTTGTGAAGCGTTATCTCTTAGAATATCTGATATACTAGAATACTCACCAACAAAAGAAGCGTTTATTCAAGCTATAGGTAATCATAATGTAGCAACTCTAAAAGAAATAGAAGAGTTACACTTATATGACTTTGGTATATTCTTAGAGTTAGATCCAGACGAAGAAGAAAAACAAATGCTTGAAAATAATATACAAATGGCGTTGAGTCAAGGTAGCCTTGATTTAGAAGACGCTATTGATGTTAGAAATATTAAGAACGTAAAGTTAGCTAATCAACTTCTTAAAATACGTAGAAAAAAGAAGATGGAAAAAGATCAAGCGCAACAAGAAGCTGCTATTCAAGCTCAAGCGCAAGCTAACTCTCAAATGCAACAGGCGTCAGCGCAAGCAGAAACTACTAAGGCTTTACAAATACAAGAAGGCGAGATAAAACTAGAACAAGTTAAAGCTCAATTAAAACTACAGACAATGCAGCAGGAGGCGGAGATTAAAAAGAGTTTAGTTGAGCACGCACATCAGTTTAACATGGCACTTAAAAATGCTGAAATGAACGTTAAATCTAACGCTGATAACTTTAGAGAAGATCGCAAAGACAAAAGAACAAAGATACAAGCTACGCAGCAAAGCGAGCTTATAAATCAAAGACAGGCAGGCACTCCACCTAAAAACTTTGAAGATACAAGTGATAATATGCTTAGTACCATACTAGGAGAAAATGTTTAAATATGGCTTATAAAATGAAAGGATTTCCAATGATGAAGGGCACGGCTCTTTATCAGGAAGCGTATAAAGAAACTCGTAGAGTAAAAAGACGTAGAAGTAAAAGCCGTATGGCTCAAGACGAACTTAATAGATTAGAAAATGGTCTTGAAAAGCTAACAGAAAGGTTTGGTAAAAATCCTAGTGATGCTCAAAAAGATAGATTAGCTGATTTAAGGTTTAGAATACAAAAAGCTAGAGAAGTTGCTGACAAGAAGCTAGCTAAGTACGAAAAGTTAACAGGTAGAACTACTAAAAAGGAAGAGCCAGCTGAACAAAAAGTAGATCCTACAGCTCCAAATAAAGATGCCAACGAAATGCTTGCTGAAAAACTTGAAGAAGAAGAGTACGATACTGCTCCAGAGAATCAAGTAGAAGAGCTTGTCAATATTTTGCCAGAAGAAGAAAAAGAAGAAACGGAAGAGGAAAGACAGGCTAGAATTAATGAGGAGATGAAAAAAACTATTGAACAACAAAACAAAAGAAACAAAGAAAAAATTAAAAGTGGTGGAGGTGGTGGAAAAACCACAGCCTCTAATACTCAATATATAAAACATAAGGGGCACGATACTACTGCAACTTACAATTTTGGATAATAACGTTATTAATAAAAAAAAAGAAAATGGCATTTAAAATGAAAGGGTTTCCAATGCAGAAAGGTACTGGATCCTACTTAAAAGCAGAGTCTGCAGCTCGAATGAAAAAAGAGGCTGCTGCTCGAATGAAAGAAGAGGCTGCTGCTTCTGCTGCTAAACAAAAATATGACAAATCAGATACTGATGAGCGAGTTTACGACTTAGATCAAAAAAAATACGACAAGTTTAGAAGTACGCAGGGTAAAAAATTTCCTGATATAAGATACCTTGGTAAAAAAGAAAACAAAAAGTTTTTAGAGGAATATTTAAAAAGAAAAGATAATAAAATAGTATCTAAAAGTATTAGCGAAAGTGATAAAGATTCTCCTGCTCCTCAAACTGCAAGACAAGCTAAAAAAGCTACTAAAGAAGCTAGAAAATTTGTAAGAAAAGCTAACAGGATAACTGATCGCGCTAACAAATACATGAAAAGAAAAGGAAAAGACGCTGGCATGGTAGTTGATGAGACTGGAGAAAAAGTAGAGAGATACGAGTTAACTCCTAAACAAACTAAAAAAGTTGATAAGAAAAAAGCTAGAGCAGCTAAAGCTTTCAGTAAAGCAAAAGGTGTAGAAGCTGAATTCAGAGCTAAATACTCTTCTCCTGCTGCTCAGAAAAAAGAACATCCTTCTGTAACAAAATATTACAAAGCAGTAAAAGATGCTGAAAATGAATTTAAATCTTTTATAGGCAAACTTCATAGTGAGGGCCGAGCTGATACTACTGGATATTCTAAAACCGGTGGAATAGGTGGTTTAACTACAGTTGATAAAAAAGCCGCGCAAAAAGCTAAAAAAGATAGAGACAAGAAAATTAAAGCTGCTAAGAAAACAGGTAAAAAAGAAGGATTAACCTTTTAAAAAAAATAAATATGACATTTAAAATGAAAGGGTTTCCGCTTCACTCGGGAACTTCACCTGCAAAACAATATAAGTCAGACGCTCAGCGAAAAGCTATATATGCTTCAAAAGCTGAGAGGTCTGCTGCTAAACAGAAGTCTGCGGATCAAAAAACTCTTGACGAGTTAATTGAAGAAGGTTTTACTCCTGCTGATGCTAGACATATGCAAAAAATCAAAGCTTTTACTGGTGAAGAAAAAGAAACAGATAAGCAAAAAATGCAACGTTTAGAAGACGAAGCTGCTAAAGCTAATAAAGCTGGAGATAAAGAAAAAGCTAAAAAGCTCATGGCTCAGGTTAGTAAACTTGAAGATAAAATTCAAGGTACAACAAAGCCTCCAACTAAACAAACAAAAAAGCAAAGAAAAAAGCTACCTCCTAATTTAGTTAAAGAGATAGAAAAAGCTAATAAAATGGAAGATAGGCCTTACCCTATTTATGAAGGAACTGATGAGTTTGAAAAAGATAGGCCTGAACCTACTTATGAAGGTACAGATGAGTTTAGAAAAGAAAAAGATATTCCAAAAAAAGAGTTTAAAAAGAGAGGTGTAAAACCTCCAACTAAACAAAGAGCGATAATGAAAGAGCGCGCTAAACCTACTAAGTTACCTCCGCAACAAAAATACAACCCACGCAGGGTTTCAATAAGACGACCAGAGATTGCTGTTGAAGCTCCGATTATAGAAGTTATAAACCCAAGAGGCCCAGGTAAAATAGGTCCAGGTAGAAGAAGCAAGGTAGGTAATATTTTTAGAAAAAAAGGGAAATAAAAGATCTCCAGATTTTAAATAAAAACAAAAAACAATTTTATAATATTATATCATGGAAGAAAATAACGAAAATGTAGTTGAAGAGATTCAACCGCAAGAATCATCTACGGATGATAATGTAGTAAAGGTGGATATGAGTAACAACGAAGTGAGCGATGATGGTGTCTACAAAATAGATCTTAGACAACCACCGCCGTCTACTGAAGAAACTCCTGTCGAAGAACCTGTTGAAAACGTAGTAGAAGAAGTAACTGAAGAACCTGTGGCAGAAATTACAGAGCCTGTTGAAGCTCCAGTAGTTCCAGAGCAACCAGTTGAACTTCCAACACTACCAGAGAATATTCAGAAGTTAGTAGACTTTATGGAAGAAACTGGTGGTGATCTTAATGACTATGTTCAGCTTAATCAAAATTATGATGAGCTAGACAATTTAACAGCATTAGAAACTTACTACAAGAAAACTAAGCCACACTTAAGTAATGAGGAAGTTCAATTTATGATGGACGACCAATTTTCTTACAATGAGGAATTAGAC